GCAAGTCCGGGCACGGCGGAATATGCAACCTATCAGGCGCTTCGCAGCCATGCAAAGGCGATTGCAGACGGGGTGCTGGCATGACGGCTTACGCCCTGTTCGCGATATTCACCACCCTGAGCATTCTGGACGTTGCCACCACGATCCGGGCGATTGAATCTGGGAAAGGCAAGGAATCTAAGCGGATCATGCGGTGGCTCATGGAGAAGATGGGCCTGAAACCGGCGCTGTATTTCTCTAAGGTAATCATCCTTGCCGCCATCGGTTTTGCCTTCTGGGATCTGGACGCAAGGCTCTCGGTGGCAATGCTCGTGGCGCTGGACGGGTATTATGGGTGGGTGGTCTGGAATAACTATAAATTATGCTGAGTATTCTTTACGCACCATTTTCTTGACCTCAGGAAAATGGTGCGTAAAAATCATTTCCATTTTGCGCAGTGATTGTGTTAAAATGGACCCCACTGAAATCAAGGAACACAGAGGTTCCTTGAACGCCAAAATGAAGGGGGTTTATTACGCACATGAAATCCGTCGCCATCTACGCCCGCGTCTCCACCGACAAGCAGAAGGTTGACCTCCAGCTTGACGAGTTGCGCCAGTTCGCCGTCCGTTCCCACTGGACGATCCACCAGGAGTACATCGACCAGAACTTCACCGGCGCCAACACGAAGCGGCCGGCGTTCCAGGCCATGATGGCCGCGGCCCGGAAACGCAAGTTCAATCTTCTCCTGGTGTGGAAACTGGACCGTCTCTCCCGGTCGCTCAAGGATCTCATTGTCACGCTGGATGACCTGAATCACTACGGCGTCGATTTTGTGTCCTACGACAACAACCTGGATACCTCCACGCCGACCGGCAAGCTCGTCTTCCAGATCGTTGGGGCCGTCGCGGAGTTCGAGAAGGAGATTATCCGGGAACGAGTGATCGCGGGCCTGGCGGCCGCCAGGAATCGCGGCAAGCAGTTGGGACGTCCCCGGATCTCCTCCGACAAGCAGACTAAGGCCATTCAACTGCACGCCGAGGGCCTGTCTAACCGCAAAATCGCCCGTGACCTGCACGTCAACGAGGGCACCGTCCGCAACTGGCTCAAACAAATTCCCACCTGAGAAAAAAATAATTCCCGCCTGAGAAATAATTCCTTGACATCCTGAATCGTTCTCGACAGCACCGAAGATAGTTGAACCTCAATCTCACGTTGGTAACACGCTCGATCTCACTCGGAATCTTCGGTCTATGAAAAAAGATCACAAAAAAAGGCAGCCTCCGGGCGCGGATCTTTCCGCGTCCCAGGCGCCTTCCAAAACCAAAGGCTCCAAGCCGGCCGAGACGCAGATTCGCGCGTACCGCAAGCAGCAGTACACCTTTGCGTCCAGTTACGGCGCCTGGTGGATCCTCAACCAGCGTCTGCCCAATCCTGATCGCGTCCTCCAGAAACGCGGACAATCCCTTGCCCTCTACCGCGAACTCCTGTCCGACGCCCACCTGACTGCGGCCCTCGAAAGCCGGGAGTCGGCGACTCTATCTTACGACTGGCGAATAGAACGCGGGGATTGTCCCGTCCGGCTCCACAAGGTCATCGAGAAATGGTTCTTCAGCATCATGGAGCGGAAGATGTGCATCGAGGATCTTTCCCGCGATGAACTGACCGCCAACCTGCTCGATGTCATCTACTGGGGATTCCAGCCCGCCGAGCTCACCTGGGATTACATGTACGGCATGTGGCTCCCGGTCCAGATCACCCCGAAACCCCCGGAATGGTTCCACTGGTTCATCAATTCTTCGGGTGTCCCGGAATTGCGCTTTCTCTCCAAGGCAGCCCCTGTGGATGGCGAACCGCCTCCCGATCCCTGGACGATGATCTGCCCCCGGATCAAACCTACCTACGAGAACCCCTACGGCCGCGGCGTTGCGAGTCGTTGTTTCTGGCCCATCGTTTTCAAGCGGGCCGGGATGGAGTTCTGGCTGAACTTCATGGAACGCTTCGGCACGCCCTGGGTCATGGGCAAGATTGAAGGCAATGCCGACTCCACGGTCCTGACGGCTTTCGCCGACGACCTGAAAGTCCTCGTGCAGGATGCCGTGATCGCCGTGGCCGGAAACCGCACGGTCGAGATCCTGGAGTCCAAGAACCAGAAGGGCAGTAATGACGGCTTCAAGACGCTCTGTGACTTCATGGACAGCCAGATGTCGAAGACGATCCTCGGGCACACCCTGAGTACCGACTCCGGCGACAAGGCCTCCTACGCGGCCACCAAGGGCGCCCTGACGGTACGTAACGACATCCAGGAACGCGACATCACGATGGTACGTGGGATCTGGAACGATGTCGTCAACCTGATCATGATGCGGAACGGTTACATCGAAACGCCCCGCCCCCGGCTGGTCGCCTTCCATGCCCAGGAGGTCGAGACCGAACGGGCCACCCGCGACGAAGCGCTGTCCCGTGCCGGCGTCCGCTTTTCCAAGACTTACTTCACCCGCACCTATCACCTGGAGGAAGACGACATTGAGGAGATCATCGATCCCTCGAAGCTGCAAGTCACCGGGACTGAAAACAAGACCAACGAGAAAGACAAACCCCTTCTGGATGTCAAGAAGGAGAAAGCCAAAGGAGGAACGGAATAATGGCAGGAGCCTGGCTGGAAGTATTTCGCTCGGGAACCCATACATCCGGGAACGGTATCGAGAAGACGTACACCGACGAGGATATCAAACAGATCGCCCAGACTTACAACGATCAGAAGGAGCATGAAGCGCCCCTTGTGTTGGGCCATCCGGCCACAGACGACCCCGCCTACGGATGGGCCAAGGAGTTGAAAGAGGCGGGAGGAAAGTTGCTCGCGTATGTCGATCATGTCAGCGACGGCATCAAGGAAGCGGTCAGCCGGGGAGAATACAAGAAAGTGTCCATCGCCCTGTACCCGGACGGGCTGCTGCGCCACATCGGGTTGCTCGGGGCCGTGCCGCCCGCCGTCAAGGGGCTCGCCCCGGTCCAGTTCGCCGAAGGACAGGAGTTCGAGGAATACACCGTTGCGAACGACGAAGCACAGACGATTGCGACGAAGATCCTGACCGGATTGCAGAAATTCTTCAGTGACATCATCGCTGGCCAGAAACCAGCCTCAAGCTTCTCGGAAAATCAAGCACAGGAGGAAAAGGATATGGATGAATTGAAACAGCAGATTGCGGACTTAAGTGCTGCCCTGGCTTCCCGGACCGTTGCTCACGACACCCAGTTTGCAGCAATGGCAAGCACGATCGACACTCTGACCCAGAAACTCGATGCGGGCGCCCGGACCAGTGGCATCGAGGCGTCCAAGTCGGCGTTTGCCGTGTTCGCGGAAGGACTCGCCAAGGAAGGTAAGATCCTGCCTGCGGAGAAGGACGGCATTATCGAAGAGTACGCCGACCTGCTGGCAGCGGAAGGCACTCTGACGTTTGCAGAAGGACAGGTGAAGCCGTCCGAAAAGATGAAGGCCCGCCTGACGGCCCGACCGGTCCTGATCCAGCCCGGCAAGACCTTTGCCGAAGGGGACCAGGCCGCACCGCGCAAACTCGATGCCACGGAAGTCCCGGCTCAGTTTGCGGAACTGGCGAACCGGGTCAACCCGGAGTCCCTGGATATCGATCGGCAGATCCGGGAGTACGCGGAAACAAACAAATGCACCTATGAAGCAGCGGCATCCGCTTACGCGGCCGCCTAATCAGCAATCAAATTAAGGAGGTACGGGTATGGGATTACATACTGAAAAACCGGGAACCATCGTCACGGGACTGGCCACCGGCGCGATCACGAAACGCCGCTTCATCAGCTATGCCGACGCGGTGTGCGGCACCAAGGGTATGCTCGCCAAGGGGGTCTCCCGCGAGGAAGATTCCGATTCGGGCGATAGTTTCGCCATCGTCATCGACGGCACGGCGCTCGTTGAAGCCGGGGATGCTTTGGATGCGGGCGATCAGGTCACGACCAACGCCCTCGGCAAGGCTGTGGTCGCCGGTAGGGGTGAGTATGCGAATGGGGTTGTGATGCGCTCGCAGGCCGTCGCGGGTCAGCTCGTCGAAATTCGGCTGGGCGGCAACATGGTCAGCACGGTTCCGACGACAACTTCGACAACCACGTCCTCGTCTTCTTCTTCGACGACCACGACCACCGCCGCGTAATGCGGACGACTGACTAAGGAGGATCAAGATTATGGCTAATTTTTTCGACACGATTACCGAAGGCGTCAGCGTTCCGTTAACCACCCTGGCGTCCGGTTATAAACCTGCGGGCCTCATCGGCGAGGAAGTGTTCCCCGTCGTGAAGTCCGTCACGAAGGGCGGCAAGTTCCCTGTCTTCGGGAAGGACGCCTTCCGGATCTACGAAACCCTGCGAGCCAGGGGGGCGCATTCCAACCGGGCCGGTATGACTCCCGACTCGTGGAAGACCTTCTACTGCGAAGAGCACGACCTGGCGATCCCGTTGGATCAGCGGGAACTGAACGAACTCGCGAACCTGCCCGGCGATACCGCGTTGAAGGCGCTGTTCAACTTGCAGGACCGTCAGCGCCGGAGAGTCCAGTGGAACCTGAAACAGGAAATGGAGAAGGTTATCGCGGACGATGTCTGCAACGTCAGCAACTACGCCGCGGCCAACCAGTTGGCCCTGGCCAATGGAACCTGCTGGTCGGAAACCGGGTCCGATCCGGTCAGCAACATTGAGGATGCCCGGGAAGTCATCCGGGGCAAGATCGGCTTGTATCCGAACACCCTGGTTCTGGGGTCGGAAACCTACGCCCAGTTGAAGTTTCACGCGGCGTACACCGACAAGATGAAGCTGACGAACGACAAGGTCGTCCGCCCGGAACTCATTGCCGCGATGCATGACCTCAACCGGGTTATTATCGCCGGGTCCATGGGCCTGACCGCCGCCGACGCATTTTATGACCTGTGGGGCGATGTCGCGATTCTCGCCTACATTCCGAGCACCACCACGCCGGATATCGACGAGCCGGGCTTCGGCTACACGATCAAGCCGGGGTTCTCCCCGACGCCTTACCCCTATGTGGATATCTTCACGGAAGAGGGCGGCAAGATCGTCAACGTGCGGTGCACGGACATGTACGACACCGTGTTCGTCAACGCGGACGCGGGCTTCATCATCACGAACACCAAGAAATAAGGATGGCTGCCGAGGGGTCCCGGATTTTCCGGGGCTTCTCGCAACCCTGAACGGAGAAGGATCATGGCGTATTGCGTACTGACAGATCTGGCGAAACTGCTCCCCAACACCATGCTGGTCAACCTCTCGAACGACACCGCGGGATCGCTGGTCGTCAATCAGGACAATATCGACGAGGCGATTGACCAGGCGGATCGGGAGATTGATGCCTATCTGTTGATCGCCAACTACAGTGTGCCCATGGATCCGGTCCCGCCCCTGGTGACGAACCTGTCCACCAAGATCGCGATCTGGAATCTCCATCTGCGGAAATACTTCGATTCGGCGATCTGGCGGGAGACCTACAAGGACTGCCAGAAGCTCCTGGAGCGGATCGCGGAAGGCAAACTCACACTGGGCCAGCTGGAAGCCGGAGTCACCGAAGAAGCGGGTGGCGGACATGCCACGGCGACGCGGGTGCAGAAATTCACCGAGACCTTCATGGAGGAATACTAATGAACCTCCATGTCGAACGTGCCGATGTCCTCACGACCCTCTGCGCCCACATCCGGGCGAACGTGCCGGCCTTCAACCTGGTGAAGCCTTACCACGGTGAGTTGGACCGATACAGCAAGAAGGTCCAGCTCCAGGAAGAAACCTTCCCGGCCATGGTGAATCTGACTACGCCGTTTGCGCTCGTGATCAGCAAGAACCGCAAGCCTGTGGAGAAAAAGGGGGCCTCACTGAAGTTCCGGCACGACCTCTCGATCTACATCGGCGACTCCAATCTCCACGATTTCAACAACCAGGATGCGCCGAGCATCTTCACGCTGATGAGCGACTGCCTGAAGGCCCTGCACGGCACTCGCCTGATAAAGGGTGCAGGGGAACTGACTGTGGAAAGTGAAGGCGAGTATTTGCTGACGACCGATCTGTTTACCGTTTACGACCAGAAATATTACGAACTCGAAATAGGAAATTAAGGAGGCAGCGATATGGGTGAAGTACAGGCAACCCCCAGTGTAGACAACTATATGATCGGCAAGGGCATCTTGTCGATTGCGAAATGGACGAACGGCGTCGTGGGTGCATACGCCGACGTCGGCAACTGCACCAAGTTTGAATATGAGATGACGGAAGAATCCAAGGAACATTACGCTTCCCGAACGAGCACCAAGGAACTGGACGCGGAAGTCGTGATCCAGACCGGTTACACCGTCAACTTCGAACTGGATGAAATCTCCGTCGAGAATCTGCGGATGTTTATGAAAGCGACCCTGTCCGGCACCCGGACGTTGTACGCCAACATGAATGCCAACCAGTATTACGCTCTGCGGTTTGTCTCCGACAATCCCGCCGGCCCGGATGCCAAGTACGATTTCTGGAAAGCAAAAATCACCCCGAACGGCGCCTTCTCGCTGATCGGCGACGAGTTCACCACGATCAGTTTCTCCGGTCGCGGCATGGCGGATCGCGCGGGCCACTCCACCTCGCCTTTCATCACGATGGCGTTTGCGACGACGACAAGCACAACTACCACTACCACCACGACAACAACCGCCGCGTAACACCAACACCACGGGATGGGCTTCGCGGCCCATCCCACTATAATAAAATTCTGGGAGGAATTTCATGTCTACCAATCCGACACGCAAGACCAAGGAAATCAAACTCGGCAACCGCCTTATCACCGTCAACGAACTGCTCGTCCGCGAGATCAAGGCGTTCTGGAAAGACCTTTCGAATCTCCAACCCGTCATGGGCCTGGAGTTGTCTCCGGAACTCCAGAAGATCTGGGGTATCGCCGTCGAGGGTATCACCATCGAGGAAACGGAAGACTACACCCCCAGTTCCCTGAAGCTGATTTACGATGCGTTCCGGGAGGTGAACGAGGTTTTTTTCGACCTGGCCGCCCAGCTCGAAGGCGACAACCCGATGCTCGTCGCGCTGCGCAACGCCGCTTTGCTGGATCTGGCGAACAAGTACATGGCGGCGAATGGCTCGACGAACCCGTCTGCCGACTCATTGAACGAGGCCACGTAAACCCCTGGGACTATGGGTACTCCTTCTTTCTGGCCGCCCTGGAGGGCGCTGCGAAGCGGGAGGGGGAGTTCCTGGATGTCCTGGGCAAGGTGGTCGCGAACGCGACCCGGATGGCCTACCACGGCGCAAAGAAGGACTTCGAAAAATTCATGAGGTAGCGAAATGGCCGACAAGACACTGGAAGAGACCGAACGGGAAATTGACCGCAATCTTGCCAAGAGCAAGGAGATCGCGGCCAAAAGTGCGGAGATCCAGCGGAACCTTGCCGCCGCCGTGCCAGAAGCCGGGACGATCAAGCGCCTCACGTCGCTGGTTTCCGCAGCGCAACCGGTTGACGCCATCTACCGGGCGAACGAGGAGTCCTTCAAGAGCAACACCAACATGGCCAAGGTGGCCGGCGTCTTCCTGGAGTCCTACGCCAAGAGTTTCACCGAGAACATCAAGACGGCGGCCACCGGCCGGGATTTCACGCGCGGCCAGAAGACATACAAGGACATTATTACCAAACAGATGGGGATGAAGGACGGGGCACTAGCAACCGCTCTCGGCCTTGCCGGGGATATCGCCATCGATCCGTCCAGCTTCGGTGGGTTCAAGCTGGCGGCAACCGGCATGGGCAAAGTCCTGGGCGCCGGGGGCAAGCAGGCATTAAAGATCCCGCAGGTCAGCAAGGTCTTCGACTCCATACAGGGTGCATTCAATCTCTTCCATCAAGTCGAGAAGGTCCTTCCTGCGGACAAACTCACAGAACTCAAGTCGGCTTTCCGGGTGGCGGTAGAATCGAAAGACTTCAGCGACCTGCAAAAGTTGGGTCTGGATGTCTCGAAATATACCAAAAAGGCCGCACCCCAGAACGCTCCCAATGCTTTTCGTGCTGCCAACGGGCAGATCCTTCCCTATAAGGAAGTCTACAAGACGCTGGAGTCGGCGTTCGGCCCCAAGGCGGAATCCGGCATCATCGGCAAGGGTCTGGACTGGACCTCCGGCATCTACAAGCGGGCCATGTCCTGGTCGCCGAAGTTCCAGTCCCGAAACTTCATGGGCGCCCTGACGCAAGGAGTCTCTGAGGGATCGACCTTCAAGGATTACATCCAGGCCGCCAAGTTGTTGATGACCAAGGGCAAAAGCCGTCCATACCTCTATGATACCCTGCAACGCAACGGCGTCCTGTCCCAGACCGGCATGTTCGAGCAGGGGGCGGGCAAGTTCCCGGCCTGGGTTGCCAACAAAGGGGAGTCGCTGAACCGGACCGCACTGGCAATATCTCAATTTAACAAGGGATTCACACTTGAAGAGGCCATCGCCAAGACCGAAAAGGTTTTCTATAAGTACGCCCCAGCCTACCTGACTGCTACGGAGAAACAAATCAAACGGGTACTCCCCTTCTATACGTTCCAGAAAGGGCAGTTGTCTTACTGGCCGGAAGCCTTGTCCAGTAAAGGCGCGTTCTGGAGTGCCCTCGGCAAGACCAAGCGTGCCACCGAACCCAGCGACCCACTGTCCAAAGAAGAGAAGCCGTCCTGGTGGAAGGACATGTTCTCGGTCGGCAGTGTCGGGAATATCGGGTTCCAGCTTGAAGACTTCCTGAAGAACATGACCGGCGACGTGCGCAATATATGGAGTCAGGTGCAACCGGTACTTAGTGGCCTTACCGAAGGCGCTCTGGACTGGAATATCTTCAAGGGAAAGTCCATTTCCGGCGACACGAAAGCCGGTCAGTACCAGCATCTGGGTCCACTGAACAAAGTCGTCGGCTACGACGCGGAGTCGCAGACCGTCAACCCCTGGTCGAAGTTTGCTGTGGAGAAGATGTTCGGTCCGATCCTGCAGCCCATCAAGGACCTCTTTGATCCGACCAAGTCGATTTGGCGCTCCGTGACGTCCGTGCGTCCCTATGATCTCAGTTCGGAAAAAATCGCCTGGCAGAACAAGAAGGAAAAAGAGGAGTCCGGTCAGTTCCTGAAAAATCTATTCGCACGTTTCGGGTTTGGCACGGCGGCGCAGGCCGCCACCCCCAATTCGCCCGTGCCCGTCCGGATCTTCGGAATTGATTCCAGTACGATCGCAAACTTCAAGAGTCCTTCTGGCAAGGGTTACTTTGATGCCCCCTTTGAAGTGGAACCCGGCGAGAAGGGCCGCAAGGAAATGTATCGTTACCGCAAGGGCGCCTTCGTCGATGCCACCCGCCAGAACCAGACGATCGTCAGCACGGACCCCCGCGTCAACGCCAGGCAGGAATGGACTGCCTACGACCGACTGTACAAGGAGATGGAAAAAGAGCCCGGTGTGGGTCCGGAGGGATCCTACAACCTGCGGATGGGCAATTATAAGCACCACCAGGCCACCGCTCCCCGTTCTGCGGGTCAGGGGTTCTTCTCCAGCGATCTTCTGAAAAGCCAGACGACCCTGGGCCAGAATTTCATGGAGATCGCCTTCAACCAAAGCCAGAAGGAGTACGGGCAGTTTCTCTCCAAGGTCGGTGAGGCGTTCAAGAAGAACGGCACTTCCTTTGCTGCCATCCAGAAGAGTATTGACGTCCAGATTCAGGGGTTCGAGCAACTGCAAAAGATGAGCAGGACCAAATTCAGCCAGGCTGATGTCGCTCTCAAGAAGCAGTCCATCTATGCAGAAGCGCAAAAGGCGCTGGATAAACTGGAAGAGAAAGTCCTGAAGGCCCAGGCCGAAATGCTCGACGATCTGGCGGACTCGGAAATCGAGGGCGTCAACCGGGTCGAAGCCAAGAAGCTGGCTGCCCTGGCCAAGTTCGAAGCCTCCAAGGAAGCGCGGCTCCTGAAGGAAGCCGACCCACAACAGTACGAACTGGCGAAAGCCGCGAAGGGCGCGATCTGGGATCGCAAGCTCCAGGAACAGACCGCCAAGGATGCCCGGATTCTCGCCGAAACGATGGGCGATGTCCTGAAAGACACGATGGCGAACACCCTCGCCGCCCTGAAATCCATCTATGAGCGCGGCGGTCTGACCGCGGAGCAATATGCCGCCAAGCAGACGGAGGCCTACCGTTCCAAGGCCAAAGAAGGGATGATCAACTGGATACAGGCGGCCATTAAGGAGATCACGCCGGCCGCGTCCGATGCGCCTCTCGTTACGCCTGCGGGAACAGACACACAGCTACCCGCCATCACCCCGCCGCAACGAGCCACGGCGGAGATTACCCAGAAGACCAAACCGAAGAAGGGGACGGTCTACTGTTTCCCGAACCATCCGGAAATTCTGGTGACTTGGGACGGCAAGAAATACGACATCCTCTTCCCCAAAGAACTGGGGGGCGATAAGAATCTCGGCGCGGGGTTCCAGAATCTCACCAGCAAGTTCCTGCCTTACATGCGGGCAAAAGGTTCCGAAGCGCCGCCCTGGTCCGCCAAGTCCTATGCCTCACAACCCACGGTCGGTCCCCTGGTCTCTGCGCAACCCGCCACCCCCGAAGTCGCCGCGGACAGCAAGAAGCTCATGGCTGACCTCGCGGTGATTGCGGAGAAATTGGGGAAGTCCACAAGCGACAAGGAAGATCAGGAACTCGCGAAGCAGGCGACGGACCTGATCCGGCAGGCCACCACCAACCATCTCGGCAATACCGCGAACCTGGAAACCGCGTTCAAGGGTCTGACCAACGACATCACCGCGGAGCAGAAAGCGAGACAGGATGTCACTGACGGGTTGATCAAGAACAATGATCAACTGCGGGCCGCGACCATCGAGATGATGAACTTCACGCGGAACATCAAGACCTCCACCTACGACACGCAGACCAGCACCCACTACGGCCTGGGGTTCGACGAGAAGATGATGCCCACCATGTTCTCTCCGGACGTCGATGCCCTGGTCAAGGGGGCGGACGAAAAGCGGAAGAATGACCTCCTGACGAAGGACATGGGCCTCGCCAAACAGCTTCAGGCCGGTACGCAGAACATGAAGGATGGTGTCGGGATGTTGGGTGGCCAGAACTTCGTGGACGCGACGAACATCGGCCCGGAAGAGACGGGTCGCACCTATATGGAACGCCTCAAGGCGACCATCGCGGGCGAGAAGGCGATTGCCGCTGCCCAGGGCCAGGAAGGCGCGGCCCGGTTGGCGAATCTCACGATGATGGAGAACGCTGTTTCCACGGTCATGGCCCAATCCAACGCCAACCAGGTGCAGAGCGCCCAGGCGGTGGCCCAGGCCCGCGTCCAGATCGTCTCCAACATGGCCTCCAATATCGAGCAAGCCGCCTCCATCATCTATGAGTCCAGCGGCAGGCAGTCTAAGGAAGCCTTCTATGTCATGAAGGCGGCCAGTGTGGCCAACATCATCATTAAAGGCATTGAAGCCACGATGTCGGCCTATACGGCGGGGTTGTCGGTCGGCGGGCCCTACGCACCCGCTATCGGTGCAGCCTACGCGGCGACCGCAGCCGCCCTGGCCGGGGCGCAACTCGGCGCGGCACTGGCGGTCCAGCCGGGCGGCGGTACGGGCGGCAGTTCTCCCACCACCAGCAAATACATCACCACCTTCACGAACATGGCGGGTGAGAAGCGGGGCGAGAAGGTCCAGTACATCACGAAGGCGCGGGGCGGCAAGATCACCGGAGGGTCCGGCACCAAGGACGATGTCCCGGTCATGGCGATGGGCGGCGAATACTTCATGCAGAAGAAGGCTGTGGAGAAATACGGGGAAGGGTTCATGGAGGCCCTGAACTGGGGGTTGATTGATATCCCGGAAGCGATCACGGACACCGTCCGGAAACCGCGATCCTATGCCGTCAAGTCGCACTTCGCCTCGGGCGGCATGGTTATTCCGGAAAAGAGCAACAAGAAAACGGAGATCACGATGATTAACGTCACCGACCCCCGGGAGCTGGATCGTTATCTGGCGACCACTGCCGGCCAGAACGCCGTCCTGAATGTCCTGTCCTCCAGGAACCAGATGGCAAAGCGGATTATCGGGAGCTGATATGGGTTACGTCGCCGACAACCTTGCCGTTTACCTCACCCTCTGGCCGGACTGGGCCGATGGGATCCGGGTGAAGTACGCCTGGCAGACGGGCATCCTGACGGGCCGCACCGGCAAGGAGCAACGGTCGGCGTACCGGTCCAAGGCAATGAAATCATTATCGTTTAATTTAAACAACCTGAGTTTCGCGGAATCGGCCTGGCTGCTGCGCAACGTGCAACGCAATATCTCCTCTCCCTGGGGCGTTCCGTTCTGGCCGGAGGGAATTGCGCTTTCCGCACAGGCGGCAGCGGGCCAGAAGGTCCTGCAGTTTACTTCGGACCTGACGGATCGCGACTTCGTGGCCGGCGACTCGGTTATCCTGCTCGACCCGGATCTTTATACGACCTACGAGGCCGGGGTCATTGCCTCCATTGACCTCGTGAATTACCGGATCACGCTGGTGAGCAACCTGGTACTGACCTGGGCAGCCGCAAAGTGGGTCTGCCCGTTGATCCCCGGATATATCCAGAAAGAGGACATCAGTTATGAAACGTCGGAATACAGTGGATGCGCAATTACCGTCAACCCGGTTATGACCGGCGTGACGAGTTAAGGAACTAAGCCCATGGCGGTTGATGACAGCTATACCAAAGCACTCCTCCATTTTGATGGGGATGACGCCAGCACGACGTTCACTGACGAGAGCGGGAAGACGTGGACTGCTGCCGGCAATGCGCAGCTTGACACGGTGCAGAAGAAGTTCGGTACGGCCAGCGGGTTGTTTGATGGTAATGGGGATAGTATCTCTACTCCAACCCATGCTGATTGGAATCTCGGGTCTGGTGATTTCACGATAGATTTCTGGGTAAAATCAACCCAGACCACCCAATATGCCACCCTGTTCAGCAAGACCCCCGCTTCGTTCTCGACTGGCGTGTGGTCATTGATGACTAGCGCTGCCGCCGCCGGTGATCTTACATTTTACTGCAATGAATATAGCCAGTCTGGGCCAATGTTACAAACCACAGGAGGTTTATTCAACACCGGCACATGGGTCCATGTTGCATTAGTAAGATACGGAAATGTTTGGACAATATATGTTGGTGGCGTTTCTGAAGTTACACGAACATCTGCAACAACAATCTCAGATTTATCGGCAGCGGTCTACGTTGGTCAGGATCAAAATTACAGTCGTTGGTTTAATGGCGCGATTGATGAATTTCGCTTTTCCAAGGGCATCGCCCGCTGGACAGAGAACTTCACGCCGCCCCTGGCGCCCTATGAATCGGCGGGCACCACGACAACCTCGACAACAACAACGACCACCTCGTCTTCAACTTCATCGACAACAGTCACCACCGATCCGAATGCGACGACGACATCCTCGACGACTTCGACCAGTTCGTCCTCGACCACCAGTAGCAGTTCATCGACGACAACCACGACTCAACCTCCCGAATACCTGGAGGCCGGTAAGGAGTATCTGGGATTTAATCTCCTTCATGTCGAGCCGAACTGGGCGGTGCAGCCAAAGATCACGCCCGTGGATCGCCTTACCGTTACGTCGTCCATCGGGGTCGGGCATCGGTACAGCACGTTCACCGAAACGGCCCTGCGCCTGACGCACTCACACCTCCTGATGACCAAGGCAGCGACCAAAACCCTGATCGATTTTTTCAACACGCAGCAGGGGCGTTACGGGCGATTCTGGGTGCCCTCCTGGGTCCGGGATGTAAAGTTCACGGCGGGATTCAATGCAGGCGACACGGTCGTCACTGTGGAGAACATCGATTACGAGAACACCTGGAAGGCCAACCGGATCCTGGGGCGCTATCTCTTTGTTCTATTCCCGGATAATTCCTACGTGATCAGCAAGATCAACAAAGCGCCGACGCCGACCACCTTGCAACTTAAGACTCCCCTAGGGGTCGCTTGTACCGCGGACGAAGCGGCGGCGTTGTTCGCCTGCTTCCTGTATTTCGTCCGGTTCGATGTTGATGAACTGGAACTGACCTACCACACGGCGGCGGTCGCGGAAACGGAACTCACCTTCAAGACACTCCACGGCGAAGAGGAGGATGCTCTGTCCGTAACGACAACCAGCACAACGACAACGACTTCGACCTCAACCTCGTCAAGCACCAGCACGACGACCACGACGGCAGGATAAATTATGCGCACCGCTTCTAGCGACCTTATTTTACTGGAAAGAGACAATGTCCGGAAACCCATCGAGTTGTATCACTTCTGGATGGGAACGACGCACTGGTATCTGACCAGCGGCGACGCGGCGATCACCTATCTGGGCAACATCTATAACCCCGTTTACCTGGAACGCACGAATGTCAGTTACAACATCAACTTCGAAGCCAATGAAATGACAATCACGCTTCCGGGGGTCAACGAACCGATCCTCGACTTCATGAACGCCACACCATCCGAACTGATCTGGGTGTCCATCCTGCGGGTCTTCCGCGACCAGCCGGTTTACGAGCCGACTGTGATCTTCCTCGGCCATGTCCTGGACGCCACCCGCAAGTCACAGATCACCAAGGTCAAGTGCGTCGGCTTCGAATTCTACCTGGGCATGCAGATTCCGAAATACACCTACCAGCGGCAGTGCAACTGGACCCCGTTCGACGCCAACTGCGGCATGACGGCGGTGAACGGGGTGACACAAATCACCGCTAACGTCACGGTGAACGCCGACCGGAGCATCCTGACCGCCGCTGCTTTTGGCACGGTGGCGGCGGGCCTCTTCTCGTTGGGCAAAGTGCAGTTCGGGAATCATTACCGGATGGTGGCCAGTCACAGCGGCACGGCCCTGACCCTGCGTTACCCCATGCCCAACATCGTCACGGGCGATTCCGTGACGGTCCTGGCCGGCTGCAACCAGACCATCGATCAGTGTCTCAACCGATTCAACAATGTCGCGAACTTCGGTGGTTGGCCGTATATCCCGCTCGATAACCCCTGTATCTGGATGTGAATCATGAATTATTTTGAAAGCATGGACAACCTGAACCGTCTGCGGCAAGTGCTCGATGAATGGATCGGCACCCCCTTCCGGCATGCCTGTGGCGTCAAGGGACGCGGTACGGACTGTATTCATTTCGTTCTGCGGATCATGGAGGAAACGGGCGCCGTGCCTCCCGGGGCGATCAAGGTCAAACCCTACGCCAAGGACTGGCATCTCCACAATTCACAGGAACTTCTCGTGGAGGGGATCCGGACCTCCCGGCGTTGCACCGAGTTGCCCTGCAACCAGAGCCTCTACCGGGATGGCGATATTATCCTTTTTCGGTTCGGGCGGGTCAGTTCGCACGCGGCCATTTACTGCAACGGCAGCGTCTACAATTCCATCAACGGGATCGGGGTGGTCCGGTTGCATTTCAAGGACTCCTCGATCCTGGAGATTCCGACGCATTTATTCAGGGTGAACTGATGGCAACTTACGTCTACATAGGCATGGCGGTCATTGCACTCGCGTCCGCGGCTTATTCCTACTATGTCGCGAGCAACGCCAAGATTCCGGATGCCGGCGTGCCCCAGACCAGCGAGATGCAGATCTCCGGGCCGGAAGAAGGGACGCCGATCTACGACTTCCTGGGTAGCACCAAGATCACCGGGGGCATCCTCTGGTACGGCGGTTCCCGGACGGTCGAAGTCAAGGAAGAGCAAAAGGGCGGCAAAGGGGGCGGCGGTGGTGGTGGGGAAAAGAAACAGACGACGACCGGTTATAAGTATTACCTCTCGGTCGCCATGGCGATTTGCCAGGGGCCGATCGATGAACTCTATACGATCTTCAAGGACGACAAGACCGCCTGGAGCGGCAACGCCGGGGTGAATGTCAGTGCCCTGAATTACCTGACCCTGGCCCTGGATCTCGGCGACGGCGAGACGGGCAGTTGCACGGTTTACACCGGCCGCAACAACCCCGCCCTGCCCACCAATATGCAGAACCTGATGGTCGCTTCAGGAATCAGCGCCGATAAACTGCCCCACCTGAAGGGGATC